TTGCTCATCATAAGAGAATCCTTGCTTGGCATAACTTGCGAAGTTAGCAGTATCAGAAGCAGGAACATAGGGAGGGTCTAGGTATACTACATCACCAGATCCTAGTCCTGCATATAAACGACCGTCATCAAAATGCACGTTAGCAAAGATATGCTTACGCATGAGAAAATACATACGAAAGTCCATCATTGCCGTGCTAGGTAACATTGGATTCTTCATCTTACCAAATGGAACATTGAACCCACCACCAGAATTATATCGAGTCAGACCATTGAAACAGTGACGGTTGAGATATACAAACAGACGTGAGCGTTCTAGTGTATCAGTGCTGTCATTGAAATACTTACGAAGTGCAATATATTCTTCCTTGTCGTTATTCTCAGGACGAAAGAAGTCACCACAATATGGGATGAAATTGTCGTCGTTTGGGTTAGTCAGGTACTTATAAAGATTGATAAGGTCAGGGTTAATATCATTCAGTACATATCGTTTAGCATCAACATTCAATGCTGTTGCACAACTACCAGCGAATGGTTCAACATATGTTTTTACAGTACCAATCAGAGGCAGTAAATGGTCTAGGACTCTATACTTGTTGCCTGCCCACTTAAGGAATGGTTTACGCATGATCAATAAGAATAGGTGGAGAGATTACGAGCGGGAACATGATAACCATTTTTGGGATTGTTCACATCAAAGACCCATACTAACTCATCATCAGATGCTTTGTAAACATCCATGGCAAACATAGGAACAAGTTTGACCATGAGAGCACCCCAATGATACTCAGTTTCAAAATCAAAAATCATGCTTTTCCTTTGACTCTTATAGTATGGCACAAAAAAGGCACCCCGTCAAGGGTGCCCGACCAGTTTGCTGACTGTCACGCGGGGAGAACGTCCCAGTTTACATTTTCTGGCACAACATTGTCGATTACATATTCAACGTTGTGCATTCCATAAACTACAACTTCTTGAGTTGCATAAAATCCTGGTTTCTTCTCCTTCTTCCAGAGAATACGCCAACGGTCATAGTCCTTCTTCATAGGTTTCCCATACTCTAACAAATTTGCTTACCTCAGTTAATGTAGACACTTGAATCACATTGTCAACATGTTCAACACTGATTTGTTCAAAACCAACATTACCTGCAATGATAACACGTTCTTCATTTGAAGTGTTATTATCAACCCTATGTAATGCCCAAGCAGGAAAAACAATGAAGTCACCTTTATCTTGCTTAGGATATACATTTTCGCCGTTCACATCAACAAAATGAAAACATTTTTGTGATGTTGGTTGTATAAAATGCACCCAAGAAAGTGCTTCTCCACCAGAAAAATGGTCGTGTTGACCATGATTAGACTTAGTATTCTTGCCATAAACTTGCATCCAAAATGGATACTTAAACCTAATTCTATTATACAGAGTTAGGTCTTTAGTTACTTGGTTTAGAATTTCTAAGTAAAAAGAGTGTAAACAGTTTTCTGGTCTATCTTGTTGGTTCAGATAATATGAAGAATGATGATTAAACTTGTGATTGTATGCTTTAGGATACGTTTTAAGTTTATCCACCATTGGTTCAATGGTAGATTCATCCATCATATAATTACCTGACCATAGTATCACAATTTACCCCCCACTGTACTGTCATAAGTTACACCAGACAAACCATCATAACCATCACGATTCCACTTTAGATGCCAATAAGTCATAGTGGCGATGGATTCTTGAGTTGGTCCTGTAACAAGTTTTTCACCGTTTTCATTGATACTAGTGAACAATCCAAACCTAGACCTATAGATTCTGATTTTTCCTAAGTCTTCATTGTCAACATAATGAGACCATTCAGTAACCCATTTGTCAAAAGTGTGAAGTTTGAATGTAGTTTGTTCAAGCATTGCAGATGTCATTGATGACCTCATCTTCAGAACCAAGAATAGAAGAAACCCAATCGTCTTCCTCTACTTGAACCATATCAGTCTCTTGCCAAGAGACATTGAAAGTTTCATCACTGAACATACTGACCGAATCCATTGTTTTGAGAGATTTGTGCTGAACGTTTCCAGTTCTTCAACTGAGTACGTTTTGATTTGAGTCTAATTAGTTCTTCTGAAGAGTAATTAGTTTCGCCGTTTTCACCTTTCTTGATGACTTTGTTCAATAGGCGGATGTCCTTGTTCAATTCGTTCATTGTTAGTATTGCATAGATTGTTTAGGTTGGCAAGGCATAGTAGACACCTTGCGAAGTGTCACTGGCGATACAGTTCACTTAAATGTAAAATTTCAACAATTTCTTTCACTCGTTCCATCTTACTTAGATAAGCATCTTCGGGAATCACACCATCAGCGTAGTACCGTTTTTGCATGTCAGAAACATACAAAATCAACGCATCTTTTAATACCATCTTCTCATCCCTGTCAAGGATTGGTGAGTGTAGAAATTGCATCAGTCGTCTCGTCTTAGAGTTTTTAGATAGTCAAGAACATAGGAACGGACATACATCAGTTCGGTGTAACATTTTTGATTGTGAGCACACTCACGCAATTTACTGTCTGGTTTAAGGACAGATTCCATGAACAAATCAAGTCCTCGGTTGAACTTAATGTCTTGTGATTCGTTTTCAAAGTCCATTGGATTAGTATTGTGAGGTGTAGTCCATGTCGTAATCTACTTCGGAATAGTCATCGAACTCGACAATTTCAAATTCCTTTTCGATGTCAATACCATCCAGTGTCGTTGTCAAGTTCAGGATCGAACTTTTTTCTTCCTGCTTTTTTCTTTTCTTGGTAGTCATCGAAGTTGCTGTCATCTCCCCAGTTTGTGCGATTGGTTCCGCCACGTTGACGCTTGTCTCTGATAGATTTTCCGAAAGAGTAATAACCTCTTTCATCTCCACCACGTCGAAATGTCTTGCCCATTGTAATGAAAATGTATCTGAAATAAATTTACAATACTATGTATTCAGTTGTCGTTTTGATTGTAGAGGTGAAGCAAATCATCATCCTCGTATGATTCTACTTCAGGAATAGGATATACCTGAGTGTGAAGTTCCTCGAAACAATATCCGACACCTTTTAAGAAGTCTTCTGTTTTGTCCACAACATCTTCTAGGATTGTTGCTTCAAATTCTTTAGTTGTCACTGTAGAATCTTCATCAGTACAGATGAGAGTGAATTGAGGCATGGTCCTATGATTGATTACCTATGTAATATAGCATGGTGGTGGGGGGAATGCAACCCCCGTGTACCACTAGTTGCAAGTGTCATAAGCATGGTGGACACAGTTGCCGTCCGCTCTCACATAATGGAAAAACACTTGATGAAAATATGTGTTTGCATCTCCTTTTAGTTTTTCTCTCCAATGTGTCAATTCACATCCTCTATAAAGAACACCATCTCCAGGTAGGCATGTTAGTGATACTCTAGGGACATTTTCTGCTTCAAAAAATATTGGCCAATCATAATCTATGTTGTCTGATATATGATACGAAACACTAATCTCACATGCTGGTCTATCTCTATGTGGCACTAATTCCTGCCCCTTGAAATAGAATCGGTCAAAATAATATGTTGGATATAATTGTTCCCCAATTACTTTCTCTACAACACCTTTAATGTGATAATGCAGTTCTTTATATGCAGGATAATTGTAGCGAGAAAAACTACCATTTACCTGACCTTCTTCATTATTATATGTAACGTGACCTGGCGAGTGATAGTTTAATGAACCCCTTACCCATGGAGGTTGCTCAATATATTTTGAGGGGTCTGCAATCATGGATAATTTAACAACAGACCAGTCTTTTTGAATTGCCATTACTTCCACCTCGGTCCTGTAACCCACCCAACTAAGGATTTTCTTCTCCCACTTTTAATCTTTTTGACTCTATGCAAAGTTCTACTATCAAATACAATCACAGTTCCTTTTTGTTTTGGTATAAAACCTGTAGACCTATCACTATATTGAAGTTGTACTTCTCCACCACTATATTCTTCTGGGTCAGACAACTGAACAATAATACTTAACTTACGAATATTTTCGATATTGCTTTGCACAAACTCAACATCTGGATTTGTTAAGTTGGGTACTCGGGAACTTAGTATATCAGCATCTACATGCCAATGATAGTATTCTCCTGGTTCGTAAGAAGTATATTGTAAAGTACCACCTTCAACTCTATCAATATCATATAAGAAGTTTTCTCTATTTGCCATCATGATATAGTGCCAGCACAATCCTGTAATCCAATGTGCTTCTTCCATCCAAATAGTTTTACTATCTCTGATTTTTAGATTAACTCCGCCTGTAGTTTCTGCCGTGCTAAACTGATTATCATTACTGCTTAAAGTTTTAGATACAATATCAATTAGTTCAGATGGCATTGTAGTTTGCCACCATACCATATTTTGTGCCATTCCTTACTGTATGCTAGATATTATATGTATTATACATTTGAATACATTATTCGTCAATGATTCATACAATATTTCCTAAGACTATTTGGATGGTAGATAATATCCTGGTGGATGAGTTGCCCTCTCTGTCACAATTTTGCATAGACATATGTGATACTTACAGTGTAGAAAGTAATGACTTACTAAACGTCCCCTCTACACATAAAACCGAGAGCAACTTGCAACAGTTTCCAGAAATGCAAAGTCTAGTTAAGCATATATGTATCAATGCACTAGAATATTGTAAAGAATTGGGTTATAGCAATACCGATATAGAAGATATGTCTCTCCATAATATGTGGACTAATGTTAGTGGAGAGAATAGTTATATTTTTCCCCATAATCATCGAGACAGTTTTATCTCTGGTGTATACTATGTTGAATGTAATCCAGATGATGAGATTACATTTTTTAATAATCCCAATGATTTGATGGATAGAAAACCAACAACATCAAATACTTTCAATTCTGAGTATTATACAATTCCATGTTTACCAGGGAGATTAATCATGTTTAAGAGTAACATGCTTCATGGAACACAATCTCAGAAATCCCATAGAAAAATTGCAATCTCATTCAATTTAAGGTAATATATAGTAAGAGTTTGTGAATACATCATCATGAAAATTAAAGATACTGATTTGATTCCTGATATTCCTGATTACGAATTACTTAATAACATAGAGCAAGAAGATCTTATTGAAGGTGGAAACGCATTAAATGATTATCAAAGACAGGGAGTAAATATAGCAGCAGAATGGTTGCGTAGTAAAGGAATGTTTGATGAATCTGAGGAGTTACTTATAGCACACAACTTAAAAACTGTTCCTGTATTTCCAATTCAAGATAGCGAGTGTGTTAGAAGGATGGAAAATGGTGGAATTCGTTGTGTTAATCAGGGATATTTAACTATGGGAGAAGGTCAACAAGCAATTCGATATCCTATTATTGGAATAACAACAGATGTTATGAGACTTGAGGTATTTTTCCAGACATTAAAGCATGAATTAAAAAATGAACTTCAATCTGAAAGTAATTGATAACGTTGTATCTGATGCATATCAAGAATGTATTAAGCACGAAGTATTAAACACTAATTGGTTCTACAAAAACTTATCCGAGGATACACCAAAACAAGAAGAAGAATACTTTGTTAATGTGCCTGGATTTTCTAATTTGATGTATAGTGTAGATGATGAGAACATCTTCAATAGACATCTATACAATATTGTTATGCCTCTAGCACATATGGCATGTGAAAATATAAACTACACTATCAATAATACTTACTTTGTTAGGACATTCCTTCAGCAACCTGTTATAGGTGCTTCGGGATTATCAAATCCACATGTTGATATGATAAATGAAGACCATTTAGTTTGTTTGTATTATGTACTTACTTCTGATGGGGATACTGTATTTTTTGATAAGAAAAGTGAATCCAATGACAGACCATCATTCAAAGAATATAATATAATTGAATCAGTGACACCAAAACAAGGACGTGTTGTGTTATTTAATGGTAGAAATTATCATGCTAATATACTACCACAACAAGGAATAAGGTCTGTGATTAACTTCTGTCTCGGAGGACATTTTAATGAATGAATTATATATTGAAGCAGAAGATTTTCTAAATCCTGATGAAATTGAGATTGTAGAAAATAATATACTATCTAATGACTTCGGTTGGTTTTACCAACAAAACTCTGTAGGTGGATTATTTCCATTTTACTCACATGTAATTTTTGGAAGAGATACATTAGATGATGATAGTTATACACCAATATCAAATTCAACATTAAGTAGTTGGGTATTACCTATAGTTGAAAGATTTTCCACACTTTATCTAAACAAATCTGTTGAAAAAATATATCGCAGTTGTCTAAATTCCACTCAAGGTTGGACTTTACCATATCCTTATATCGAACCTCATGTAGATCATAAATTCAATCACTACAACTTACTGATATATCTAACTGATGAATTTGAGGGTGGTGGCACCTTATTGTTTGATAAAATGTTAGTTGGAGACAATCAAAAACTAAATTATAATGTAGATGAATACGATCAACTAAATGTTCTATGCAATATAAAACCAAAGAGGTATAAAGCAGTGTGCTTCCCTGGGTCAATATTCCATAGTGTTAGTAACTTTCATTCCAATAATAGAAGAGTAGTTTCAGTGACCACATTCTCATGAAAAGTACCAATGAATGCATAGATTACATTTACTCTATGTCATCCAATATACCCCATAGTAATATAACTTTAGCATCACATTTGTTTGGTACATATTCCATATTAAAGAGAATGGATGCACCAGAATATGTCTGTTTGGCAGGATTATTTCACTCGATTTATAGTACAGATGAATACAACTGTGAATTGCCCGTAGAAAGAGAAACAGTAAAATATTACATAGGAGAAATGGCAGAAGAGTTGGTGTTTCTCTTCTGCCATTTTCGTAGTAAAGACTATACTATTCTCAAAAGTGAGAATAAAGATTTAATGTTTATCAATCTTGCTAATATGATTGAACATTATAGTGAATTGAAATCAGATGATTTGAAAGAAATGATTGAATTATATCAATGCAAACTTCAATCAGATGTTTGACGATGCACGTCTTTCTCTTCATCACTCATTGCTTCCCACTCAGCAACTGATTCCTCATCCCATTGTTGAGCACAAATTGCACGAACCGCATCAGTCATATACCATTCATCACCACTCAAATCATCTCCAGGTTCAAGTGGTTGATTCATAGTATCCGAAATTAATAGTTCAGTACCATCTGCTGCTTCATAGTAATGCTTTTTATAAACATATACTAGGAAGTCTCCATCAATAGAAATCTTAGAAACGACTTCTTTTTCTTCTCCGAATGTATGTGCCATGATTGTAAATTAGTTTAGATACGAAACAACAATAATACCAGAACCGCCAGCGCCAGAACGACCGCCGCCGTAATCCCATCCAGCACCACCGCCACCGCCAGTACGAGCAGTTCCTGCTGCACCGCGATTGCCATTAGTACCACCACCACCGCCTGGGCGTTGTCCTGGAGACGCTGCTGGACTTCTTGACTGACCTTTACCACCACCTGCTACGGTGTATTGGGCTTCACCTAGAGTAAAGGTTCTGCCAGCACCACCAGTGTTGCCACTACCAGCGCCACCAGCACCACCACCGCCTCCACGGTCGCCAGGAGCACCAGGATTTCCATATCCAGAAGCACCAGCAACAGGAGTGGCAGGTTGAGTGGAGTTACCTAGATTATATCTACCCGATGGATATTGTGCGCCACCGCCACCACTACCTCCAGGTCTTCCATTAGAACGAGCAGGAGGATAAGTCGTACCGCCACCACCACCGCCATTAGCAGTAATAGTGCCAAATGTACTGTTAGCGCCGCTATTTCCTCTTCCTTGGTATCCACCAGGACCACCATTTCCCACCGAAATAGAAAGAGCAGCACCAGGAGTTACAGGAAATCCTGAGGCAAATACAGCACCGCCTGCACCACCAGCACCACCAGTTCCAGAACCCCCAGAACCTCCACCAGCAACAACTAAAACATCAACAGCAGAAACACCAGAGGGAACTGTCCAAGAACTTCCTGACAGTTCTTCAGTAAATCTTTGGATAGTGAAGTTTTTCCAGGTAGTACCATTCCAGAATTCTGGTTTACCACTGGTAGTATTATATCTAATTGTTCCTACTGAAGGAGATCCAGGTCTCTCAGCATCTGTTCCTGAAGGAACTAACATTTGTTCAGCAGTACGCATATCTAATGTATTAGTAACATTTAGAGTTGTTGCGTTCTCTGTTGTTACATTATTAGTTGTAATGTTTGCTGTAGTTACGGTTGCCTGGTTGACATTAGTTACATTGGAGTTATTTAGACTAATATCTCCCGTATTACCGATGTCAATCTGCGGACCAGATGCAGGAACATTTAATCCTTTAATAGAATTTACTTTAAGTTGTGACATAGTAATTATTTCTGAAAAAGTCCGTCCTTTTTTTTATTTATAATATAATTATCCTAATTTTTCCCAACCATTACCTTGACCACCTTGATTGGTATACATTTCAACTTGCCCTAGTTCACTATTTACTCGTAAACTTCCAAGAGTAGGCGACGAAGGTCTTTCTGCTGTTGTTCCAGTGGGAACTAGCAATTCATCACCATTCAAATTTGCAGCACCCTCAGATACAACCATGGTTGTAGCATTTACTGTAGTAGTAGTTGCAGTGGTAATGTTTACTCTTGTAATAGTCAATACTCCAGTAGTAATATTGGAATTGCCCATATCAAGTGGTTGACCATGACTGAATTTATTCAGGTCAATAAAAGGTCCACCATCTGCTACCCCAAGTCCCTTAATAGAAGATGCTCTTACTTTAGACATAATAGTTAATTACTCCCCTCTTTATTTATCAACCCATGATTTCAGTGACAGTCATAGAAGAAATACTTCTCATGTCGTTCTGCTGTCTATCATTAATAAAAAGATCACGAACCCCTCCACTCCAAGATGCAGTGCCACAAATTTCATACACATAAGTATCTCCAGCAGAAACCGAAGTATCCTCAAAACTAAACGTAGTTGTTGTCAACTCACCTTCTACGTCTGCTCCATGATAACCAGTTACTACCGCACCAGAAGAATTACTGTTGTTGGAATTTGCTGCCCCAGTCGTCAGTAACACACCGTCACGTTTTACTCCAAATGAATAAACGTGTCTATTATTATTACTGATAGAAGCAGTAATAATAACCTTAGAAGTCGTTCTTGTTGGTGTGAATGATACTGCTAAATCAGGAATAGTAGCGCCAGCATCGCTTAAATTGTCAGTGTTCAACGTATATCTTGTTGCTGGTGTCTGAGCATATCCCATCGCCAATACTTCACCAGGAAACGGATCTGCTGGTTCTCCACCCCAAATTTGCCAATCAGCAGTATCTGCAATAGTAACCGTAAAACCGTCTCTAATTTCTAATGGACCCCTGGTAAATGCATTCTTGAATTTATCATCAAGAGATGGATCGACAGTAATATTTTCATCAATAAAGTCGGGATTACTTCTAATGACACCACCTTTACCTAAAGATGCGCCACCAGAACCTACGGCAACCCAACCAGGATTTCCAGTACCATTATTGGCAACATATACTTCAGCAGCACCAGCATTATTGTTCAACTCAGAGTTATATCTAAGCGTTCCCTGAGTTGGAGAACCTGGACGTTGAGCAGTTGTTCCATTAGGTAACTTTAAGATGCTCTCACCATCTAAAAATGAGAGAGAATCCATAGTTGCAATTGTTGCAGTGGAAATTTGATTTCCACTGATTTTAGTAAGTGCCATTTTTAACTAAGTTGCTCCGATACTATTTAGATAGGCATTTCAATAATATGAAGAACATCAGTTGCCTGAGGAGGAGTACCCGAAGCAAACACAATGTTTTGTGCATTACTATCAACAGAATAGTTAGCATCTCCACTGTTAACTTCAGTAGTAGTTCCTCCAATTTGAACTACGCCATTCAACATAACTAAGAGAGAAGTTGCAGTGTGCTGAACACCGCCAGTAAAAGTAGTAATTGGGAATGTCAAAATACTACCGTCAGGTCCATTATTTTCACCATTGCGATATATGCGACTGACATACTTGTCAGCAGAAATACCACCCGTACCTGTAGTAACTAAGTTACCATCAATTCTAACATTACCTTTTAGATTAGCACGGTATGAAGTATTTGCAGCAACACCAAAACCTAAGTGTTGTTGCTCATCACCATTATTGTCAGTAAATGTTTGAATATCAATCTGCTCAATATCAGTTAATCCAAACTCTTTCCAAACTTGACCATAATAAATCCACCCCAAAGATTTACCAGGAGACCAAGTTGAATTATAAACTAAATCACCATCAGAAGGTGTGTCATAGTTAGTGATATTAGTAAAGTTTGGTAAACCATTTGAATCTTCTGGTGCTAACAGAGTAGATTTAATAACCGTGCCGTCTTGGTTATTATAAGTAATCTTTCTAGCAATAATATTACTAGTGGAAGATACCTGACCTTGGAATGTGACAGGACCAGCAAATACAGATTCTAATTGGTTAGATGCACCACCAATAACAGTGAGTTTATCAGTCAGAACCAACTCTGAGAATGTCTCAATCGTTGTATTCTCTTCACCAATAACATTCAGTTGTGCAATATCTTCATTGGTAATCTGACCAGTAACAGGGTTAATAACCTGGTTACCAATGAATAGGTCACCATTAGAGTTAAGACCCGAATAGAATGCAACTCCTGCTTCCTCTTTAATAGACTGAGAGAACTTAATTTGGTCTTGTGATAAAGTTTCTACTTGTGTCTGAGGGAATGCAGTTGAGTAGTTACCAGGACCGAAACCAAGATACTCAAACGTGTGATTACCAGAACGCATAATAGAATGCCTTCTAAGTTCTATTGGAATCGGTGCAACCGAATTATCAGCAACATTTTCTCTGATATTAATCTTTCTGGTTTCTTCATCACCAAAACGAGCAGTGAGTTGAACACTAGAAAGTGTTTTGTTAACTGAATTATATGCAGGTTCAGTAGAAGGATCTGCCCAACCAGTGTCGGTTAAAAGATTAACAATTGCCTCTTTCGTAATAGACCTCTTAGGATCTTTATTTGGAGTTGGACTTGCATTATCCGTTGCATTTACGAGACCGATAGTTTCGTTGTCAGCGATGGAATAAGCACGATCAGGGTCAGCAAGAGGGTTGTCTCTGTCAAACGAAGGGTAGACTTCGTTGACATTTTGACTGAACTTTCTGTCGTTAAAATTAGCAGCTGAAGGTGCAACAGATGCATATAAAAGGGTGAGGTAGTATATTCCATCATCGACGCCTCTAACAAATTCTTGTACTTTTTCAATATCATAGATGTAGAATGTACCATTCAATTTGAATGCGGATGTATTACTATTAAGTGGTTGCATTACATAACCACTCAAAGGATCTCTAGGAAGAGGATTGCTCTTGTCCTTGTCAATAACCATACGAACACGGTAAGTTCTATCAGCAAGGTCTCTAGAGTCAGGAATTCTCTTAATAAATGTTGTTGGTGTAAAGTTTACATTACCGTATGTTTGTGTATTTGTAGTGAGAACTGTATAAATTGAATTTCCAGTTGCATTTACAGACAGATACCATCCACCAACAACAGATAATCCACCGACAGTGTATGTATTTTCATCAAATTGGATTGGAGATCCTGTTTCTCCTGCTGCTTTACCCGATACATCAGGACCATATGGAGAGATGTCTGCGGTTTTAATTTCAGCATCAGAACCTACAGAAGGAATCAACTTAACATTAAGTCTATCTGCAACTGCACTAGCACCAGTACCATCTTGACGAGCACCAACACTATAACCTTGTACTCTAGTTGTTGGTGGTGAACCTTGAGCAGTATATCCATAGAGGTAAAGTCTTGAACCAGCAACTCCTCCACCAGCAGCAAGTGCTTGGTTAATAGTAACTGTTCTCTGAATGTCAATATTCACCCAGTTAACCGAAGTCTCTTCTCCAAAAATAATATTGCCATTGACAGTATCGGTGTTAACTACAGACAGCGTAACTATTCTGGTGTTAGTATTAACAGAAACAACTGTTGCACCGACACCAACATTAGTGCCAGTAACATTCATACCCTCAATAACACCATTAACAGAACCATCGTTTGCTAATGTAATACTCACCTCACCACTTGCACCTGTTGCAGTTGTAGAAATAACACTAAGTGCTTTAGGAGGAATGATATGTGTAATTTCTCCTGCTTTATCTTTAGAGAATGCCTTTGCTTTGAAACCAGCAGAACGAAGTGCTGTCGATCCAAAGTTAGAGTTTGAGTTCGTAATCGACATGTCAGCACCACTTTCAGCAGTAAAGTGTGTGCCATATCCAACAGCGAACACAGAAACTGCCTGGATGAAAGAATCATTAGTACAGACGATATGTCTATGTGCCCAACCCTTACGATACTCAGCAAAACCATCTAAGTGAGCACCATCACCCGCTGCTGCATTATCATAATTACCAGTAGACTCGTTAAATCTTACAAACGCTCTATCATCTTTCTGAAGACTCAAACCAGTGAACTGTGCAACAACCATTGATTTGAAACCAGTTGCTTTAGCACCATTCGCCAACATTCCATTCATACCCCAGACACTTCTCAGGGATAGGTTAAACGCATAAGGAGATGCAGAGTCAACAGTATCAATTTCAGTCTTAACTGTAACATTACTACCAACAGCATTACCAGAAGGTTCGGATAGCATCTGATAGGTAAAGATATTACCTGATGCAGAAGTTACAGTAAAGGAACCATTATACAAACTTGCATCGACTAACGATTGTGGTCCAGATGAACCAGTAACTCCTGAGATATTAATGTTAACACCAACAGAGAAACCATGGTCCCTGGGATTATCAAACTCATCAACAGTAACTGCCGTAGCAGTATTACCATTACGAGTAACTTGAAGGACTCGGTATTCATCGGAAATAGGACCAACGATTCTATTTTCTTCTACTCTTGCCTGGATTTGGTCATTAGCAGGGTCACCAGATGTATCGGGAATAGTAGCAAATGCTTTCGATACTTTCTGATAGTAAATTTCTAGGTCAGTTCTTTCTAAGATATTAGGAACAGCAGAATAATCTGCATTAGGAACTGTTTGCTCTAAACCTCTAGTAGGATCACCAGAGATTAAGGTTTGCAAGGAATTAAATCCATCAGCAAATTCAAAACAAGTAAGTCTATGGTGTGAAAATTTAGGTGCTAGTGTCTCTACACTATCAGGTTTGTAATATACACCCTCTTCAGCACCATCGAAGAATGAGAATTGCCAGAAATAAGTACCACCAGTTACCTTAAAGATAGCAGTACGAGGAGGAACTTGAGATTCTGTATTAATACCCTTTGCAGCAAATACTGTAGGATATGGAACATACTTAGGAATAATTTTTGTACGGCGAAGATCAGTACCAACGAGGGAACAACCTCTAGGAACAATGATACCACCTTCTACCGAATTAAATTTATGCAGAACATTGTTTGGAGAAGTCAAATCTAAGTTTGAGTTCTCATCAATGGGAGCAACGTTTGTATATAAAACTTCGCCAGGTCTGTTGTCAACAATATATTCTGCTGGATACAGCATAATCGAGAAGGCATCAAATTCGTCATTTGATAAACCAACTCGATACGAGAATCTTGCTACCTCAAGAAACGCTCTTTGAATAGACTTAAAGGGTCGTAACGCCGAGTTTCCCCTATTATCGATAGCATCGGATGCATCGAAATCATCAGGGTTAACGTAGATAATACGTCCAGTTCTGGACGTAATAATATTCTTAAGTCTAGTAAGAGCCATTTCTGCTTAGAGGTCTTTCTTATACAGTTATTTAGTAGATGCCGTGGACGCGAGTTGTAAACTCACTACTTCCATCCTCAAAACCAATTAAGGAGAATACATTATTTTGAGTTGCTGAATAAACATGAACTCTTTGACCAGGACCAATAACTAATGATGTAATATTATCTACGGTATTAGCAGACAACGCTTTATCAACTGCAAGGAATGTATTGGTATCAATCGCTGCTTTTGCCGTTGTTACTGAACTTACTGTTACATCACTTCTATTGATAGAAGCAACTTTAGGAACATCTCTAAAGATATCACTACCAGCAAATTCAGTAGAACCAATACCAAGAATAATTTTTAATGCTGTTCCTGTATAATCAGAAACAACACCATATGAACCTGATGTTTGACTTTCAATAGTATATGTAATACTATCAAATTCAAAGGTATCCGTATTGTCTACAAGAGTACCGTTAACATCATATGCGTAGAATTCATCATAAGTCACGAGACTTGTAGTAGCAAAGGTGTCATCAGCACCACCATAAGAGGAATTACCAGCAGTTCCAGTTCCACCATCATACCAAAACATTTCTACAGGGAGTGAGGAATTTGCAGAGAAATCGTACTGAACGTATGCACCACCGCTACCAGCAGTACCATTAGAAGTTTTTCCTGTTGTATACTCAACACCATTATCAGTTACTGCCGTAAAGTCCCCATCAGGACCAAATTCTCCCCCTTCAGTAATCGATAGTTTGAAATCTCTACCTGACATTGTGCTGTCAGAAACATCAAAACGATACGTTCTATCGGAGAATAGAGCAGATACTTGTCTATCGTAGTTAGCACCAATGGTAGTTTCTGAGAAGACATACTTACTATTAGCAGTGCCAATACCACCAACAGAAACAGTACCTGTACCGCCAGAACTACTAGTTACAGTATCACCATCTGCAAACTCGGTTCCCGAACCATTAATAGTAGAAGGACCAACAGAAATAAATCCACCAGATGATGCAAATACTGTTGCAACAGTTGTATCACTACCAGTACCCTTTGTGATTGTATCTCCCAAATCAAAATCACCAGAAACTGATTCTAGGGATAAGTCACGAATCGCAAATGCTTTAACAAAAATTGTTGTTAGAGTCGGAATGAAGAAAGATTCAAATTTAAAACTCTTTTCTCCATCACCAGTTGTAAATGCCTGTCCTGGAGTGAATGTTGAAGCACTAATCGCAGTATCAATATTAATACGGTAGTTTGTAACTACATCACCTTTATGTAATTTATAAGTTGATGCGTCAAGCACTAACGCTTGATCGTAATCCCTAAGTGCAACACGATATGCTGCTCCAGTACCATCATTAGCAATTTTAAGTAATGCTGATGCCGACTCAGTAACTGAGGAAGAGTACAACAATGTATCAGTTGTTGCCGCTGGTTTAGCTTGTGCTAGAAGTCCTTGTCTTGCCATTGTTAAAAATTAGAATCCTGCGTAGAAAAATTGTTGTTGTCTGGTTCTACCAGTCAGGGTCTGACCACCAATACCAGCACCGAAGTTTACGTCTTCAGCAGTAACGTTTTCTGTAGAAAGAAGTGTAGCATCCGAATCGGGGAAACGAATGACCCTATCTCCAGTAATGTTATCAGCACGAATAGTAACACTAAAAGCAGAAGAAATAGTATCAGAAATGCTTGGTTGTACTAATTCTTTGTTAGATAACTTCTGTGTTGCTAATGTAGTGACTAACGTATTGTTATCACTAATAGTTGTATTTAGGTCATCAGTAGCAGGGAATTCAAATACTCTATTAGTAGTAGTGTTTTGATTCGCTGTACTGAAGGTTGCTCTCTTTGTAATATCCCCACTATCATTAAGAATTAGGTTCTCAATCGTCTTGTTAGTTAACGACTGAGTAGTATCAAGACCAACTAAAGTTAAACTTAAATCAGGAACTGTAATTGTTCTATTATCAGTTAATGAATCAGTGTTAATGATTACATATGAAGTGTCTGCCTCAGAGTCAGTAGCAAATCTAGGGTCAACAATTGTCTTATTAAGAATTGTCTGAGTACTTTTAGTATCCAGCAATGTAGAGGCAGTTGCAGTTGGTTCAGCAGTAGTTGTTACTGTTCCTGCATCAGGAAGAAAATACGATCTTCTAATTCCTGACGATAACGCCCAATTAATTTGAAAACTTGCTTCTTCCGAACCATCAACAATAACTAAATTGTCTTCATCAATGAGTAAGGTTTTATTCGTTAATGTTTGCTGAGTATCTGCACCAACTAACGTAGTTCCACTACCAGCAGATATGGAGGGGAATGTCATTGTTCGTAAGGAAGTTCCACTTCCTACAAGTCCAACCTCAAACTTTACTCGTGGACCCTGAGCATCTTCTAATTCAAAATCACCATCAGCAATACGAAATCCACCAGCAACTTGAACAACGCCTGTTCCCTTAGGAGACAATCTAATGTTGGAATTAGTTGCTGTCTCATCAACTGCATTGATTGTTAATGTAGAAGTAACATCAATTACACTTCTACTAAACTCAATACCACCATCACCAAAACCAAGACCTATTTCATCATACTGAGTTTGATACAAACCCGTATCACGATCCAAGTCAAAGCACAAACCAGGTGCATTTTTTACTCCTTGTGCAACTCCTTTATGGAGTTGATTGACCTTTACCTTGCGGTTAGGAATCAATGGGTCAGATACAACTACAGGAAGAATCGCTTCTCCAGATAGATTCGCATCATCAATAGTTTCTAACTGAGAAATTTTTCTAGTTCCCACGGAATAATCACACGATTTGCTACAAGTTTATTTATACGGGAACAATTCGTTGTATCTTAAGAATCTACGTTTGTTAGGTTCTATACCAAAAGATTCACAAACAGCAAGATAAGATTCCCACTCATCGTATAGATGTTCGGGTATAGTTTGTTCTTTTTCTTCATTCATTATTCAAAAAATAAGACTAGGTTTACTCGATAAAAATCACTAAAGAAATCATAGTTATCTATGTGCATAGCATGAGGAAATAATTTCCCATCAAACATTATGCATCTATTATATTTTGCTTTCAAATGTTTTACAATAGTATATTCACTTTTAGATACCCATGGATTTGTGCTCTCTGGTGCTTTGGGTTGTTCTCCTGTAGGATGATATAAAACCGTACCAGAGCATTCATCATAAAATTCATTATTCAGAGATATGATTGCATTGTATCCCCTATCTCTATGCGGCCACCAATAGTTATCGTTGATATTATTAAAAGAAGTTTTTAAAAATCTCGTAACATTACTGATAACAGATTGATTAACACTATGCAATCCTGCCTTCTGATTAATAAGTTGACCTAGGTAATCATAATGCTTAGAAAATTGCTCATCATATTTACCAGTTAATTTTGATATCGACCGTCTATCCATGTAATGAACACCATTCATACTACCTTCTAAATCTGCTCTCCATAAATCAGGTAATGGTTCTAGAACAAGATTGCGAATTAAATCTGGATACTTAAAATAATTTTCAATAGTAATAATCTTACTACCCATAAACTCTTCGGTAGTGAGATTCCATTCCCCAAACTCAAACAGATTCATTTTCTAACCAGTATGCCATAGTATATCTATTTCCATTCAAAATTTCTGAGACACTATGCCTCATAGCATGTCCATTAAACAAAACTAATGTTCCTTGTTTTGGTGTAATCTCTAACTCTTGGTCAGTAAATCTTGTTTTGCCACCATAGTAATTATCATTAAGATATACAATAGCACTCCACTCATCAACAGAAAAATCTTTATGCGGTTTCATTTTTGATTTAGGACCCCACTTCACAATCTCAAAATTATGAACTTCAAACTTGGTCTTGGATAGCACTTCGGCATAATCAACTACCCGTGAATGAATATAATCAAATTCATGAAATCCCTGAAAATGATGCAATTGAAGAGGGTATGATTGATTGTATTCATGCAAAAATGTCTTATCTTTATTTGCCTCATAAAAAGACATTACAGCAAAGCATTCTGCCGAGGACAAAAAATCGTATTGTAAATAGATGCCTTTCATTGATAATAATACTGATGGGTGTAATCTGTTACATTTGAAACTGGCATGATGTTACAACTAAGAGATATTCTTCTTTCATTGCTAGGAAAATCTCCATTCTGCACACCATGTTCTAACCAAGAGGGGAAAAAAATTAATAATCCTTCCTCTGGTAAAATATCTATATCTCTTTTAGAAAATGCATTTTCTTTTTCATATTCAAAAAATGTTGTCAGTAATCCAGGACGAGGGTCTCTAATTCTGAAATTTCCTGGTGATGGTTGAGGGCAATTAAAATATAGTACAACACTATAGTAAGAGTTTGCATGTAAATGCATTTGATGCTTATTTTCTGCACGAGATATATTTGACCACATACAAACAACCTTTTCAGATTCTCTCACTAATCCAAGGTCGTCAAATACTTCTTTCGATTTAGACAGAATAAGTTTAGATAAACCTATAAAAGGTTCTTGCATATGCAAATTATCATCTGTAGTCACTGAAAGGTCATTGGGTCTTGCTTTATAATCCCATTCAGCAGCAATATCTTCCAATACTTTTTTACATTCTAAAAATTCTTTAGTAGTACCAATATTAAAGAAATGTAATGGTGTTGGAAATACTTCTAGTTTTTTCATAACTCCCCCTCCTGGGATCGAACCAGGGACAAATTGATTAACAGTCAACCGCTCTACCGCTGAGCTAAGGAGGAATGAGAGCCTCTGACAAGATTTGAACTTGCGACCTGAGCTTTACAAAAGCCCTGCTCTACCACTGAGCTACGGAGGCATTTTATCATACTCTTTCTTCGTTTTGAAGTAGAGTTTGTAGTATGGTCTTTTCATTTCGTTAAGGATTTTCATATCCTCTTCAAAACCCATATACTTGCAAAGTTGAGAGGACCCCTCTAACTCACTAATTAATCTTAGTATGTTAGCGGGATGCCTTTCAAGTCCGCCAAAGTCATATTTACCCATGTGCTGTTAAAGTCCATCCGTGACTATAGGAGTAGAGAGACTTGAACTCTCACGAGCATATTGCTCAACAGATTTTAAGTCTGGTGCGTCTACCGATTCCGCCACACTCCCATCAGTATAGAGTACGCCAATTTGTTTGGTGTTACCAATTTCCCAAGTAGGGGGATGAAAAGCACAATACTCATTGAAGATGATTTTCATCTCCTTATGAGTTAGGTTAGCATTGTTTGCTGCTTTTGGCAAGTTCCATTTTGCTGACCAGAGATTTTCCATTGATTCGCGAGTTTCAGGTCTCATAGGTACTTAGGATAAACTTGATAGATGTAATCTTTAGGTTGTAGATTGTATCTGGTGATTTCTTTTAAGGCATGTTCATGACAAACAAACCAGCATAATCGTTTTTGTTTTTTTATTTCTAGACGATATGGAAATGTTTTATGGGGAAATAGTTCTTGCTTGCGACTATTTTTGGGTTCAACAACCTTCTTTCGTGATGTCGTCTTCTTGGAGGAGTTCGTTGTACCAGAAGTCTTCGATGTCTTCTTGGGTTGCTTCGGAGATGCCAGTTTCTCCAGATTCTTTTTCAAATTCTCCTGAGTCGCGACGGAGGCATTCGTCGAAGAAGTTTTTGAAGTCTTCTTCCGTCCAGTTGTTGAGGACGCTTTCAATCGGGTCGTTTTCGTCCCATTCGATTTCGAGTTTGCCATCAGGCAGTTCTTTTACGTTCATGTGTTACCTCAGTAATTATACCACGAGTAAAGGTTAAAAAGCAAGATGGAAATGGTGCGTAGTAACAATCCCACTTGGCAGGAAATACTTCTACTACACCATTCCAATAAATTGGTTTGACTTTACCGTGATTGCCATTGGCAATATATGAAGTAAAATCTAAATTGAAATCTTGTGTATGTGAGTAATCAACTTCATACAGTTTACCTGTAGGGTCAATCCAATAGTCATACATCATACACTCCAAATCTTTTGTTTGGAGGTCTTTTCTGTTGTAACCTGGTCCTAAATCAAAAGAAGACCGAACAGTGTCGTACAATCCCATTAGAGTCATCCCTCCTTTTTGAATAGTTTACGACACTTCTTTACTTCTTTGAGTTCATCTTTAATCAACTGATAGGCATCTTCAGGTGATATTTTTCTTGCCATTTCCATAGCAGTGATGATTTCAACTCTAGTACCAAAATGTTTGAGTGCTTCCTCAAAACAATTTAGTTCTTCATACATGTTTCATTTCACGGGTTCTCTATATAGTTACCTTTATGGAACCTAGTTTTTAATGTATCCTGAGTCTATCAGATACTTACGTGTTAGTGGAGTAGGAGGATAGACTTCCCACATACTACCGCCAGCACAGGCAGCAAGGGCATTCATAGTCATGTTTTCAGTACGACCTGCCCAACCTGCTTCTGCTTCCCATGGCACAGCAGACTTAGGGTATGTACGTTCTGCTAGCACACGCCAAATCATAGGAACTTCATCCTCTGGTTTGATGATAGCAATCAGACTGTTATCAATCGTTCCTGCCATACAATCTTGTGCAGCGTGCCATCCTTCATGACGCATA